AGGCTGGTCAAGAGCCAGAAAAATAACTTCACAGTCAATCCCTGCCGCATCACCTCTGGGTGGAAGCTTGATGTGGTGAGTGATAGGTGGGGTATGTAGGATCGGGCCATAGACGTTCTCAGGAAAAAGATCGCCCCAAGTTTTGAGCGTGGTGGTCTTGAGTTCAGGGTAGCTGTTACGCACAATGACAAAGCGGCTGTACCTGATGCCATCCACAGGAGATGGCTTTTGTTGCACAGCACGAATCATTATCTTGGCGGCACAGACATAGGACTTACCAGATCCGACTGGCCCCATGAGTCCAGTGACAAACGACTTGTCTTGCAAGAATTTGAAAGCAATTGGTGAAGCTCTCAAGTCAATATTGATACCAGTGATTTGATCAGACATCTTGTACGTCAGGTGATTGGATGGTCACGCCAATGACGGAAGGCTTTTGTCCATCGTCAGGAGTGTCGAGTAGACCAGAGGCTTTTGCCAGTATTCGCAGTACTTGAACCTTGTCAAACAATTCAATCTCAATGGTGGCATTGCCTTCTTTGTCAACCTTCTGGCTGATCTTCTTGATGGATTGCAGTGCGTGTTCAGGAATTCTGCTGCTGGCTTTTACTTGAATGTTGCCCTGATCGTCCCATTCCATGATGTCAGTGATCTTGGTGTTTGCCATGGTGAGCAAGCTATAAGCCACTGCTTCACGATTGGCAACAATGGTCTGAGATCGCTCAATGCGCTGGACAACATTACGAACACCACCCCATCCACGCACGGAGGGGTAAGTGCCGTTTGATTTCTTCTCAACCTTATCGGTCATCAATAGCAATTGGTGTTGCAGTTATTGCCATAACAACAGGTTGTGCAAGTGACATACCGACCATTTGCGTAGTAAGTATGGGTCACACAAGAAGCCCATGTCGTCAGTGTAGTGGCGGCAATCCAGATGCCAATCAAAGCTTTTTTCATGTCAGTCTCCTCAGATTAAAAAGGCAAATCGTCATCCATGCCTAGTTCATTTTTGCGATGTTGTACAAAAGCGGGTTTCTGTGGTGAGAAGCTATTACCAGTTTTTGTTTCAACAGGAGCGCCTAGTTTCAGACTGAACCAGACGTTGCCATCAGGATTGACATTGCGCCATGCTGATAGCCAGTACTGTTGACCAGATTGGTCTGTCCACTTTCCTGTGAGATCAGGGTGTGAATCTTTTTCTTTCTTGGGATTTTTACGCAAGTTCCCACTTGCTTTGGCAGCTTCCATCTGTTTATCTCCTTTTTGAAGTGCAATTAAATGCTATCACAATGTAAGCGTTGCAAACAACAAATATTTGTGGCATAGTTCATCTACCTGTTCTTGCCAGGTTAAAGTCTTTTAGAAGTGGTATAGCCATTGGTTTTCCAATGGGCAAGACTATGCCACCCCTAAAGGACTTTTTTTATGCCTATATCCAAGCAAAGACTGGCTCAAGCAATGAAAGACTGGAAGCCTGAATTAGCGCAAACGCTTGCCCAAGAGAAGATAGCCAAGAAAGGTTTGACCAACAAGCGTAAGGTAGCTGTAGCAAAAGCTAAGGGCAAACACCAAGCAAATAAAGTCTTGAGATCGCTTGACAAGGGATTTAAGTTCTAGGACACTATGGCTGTGGGGTATCCGTACCGCTACCCGACGCAACCCAAGAGGGCTACTCCTCAAAGGTTATGACCGACTCTAGGTGCTGATCTTGTGGGCCAGTAATGGCAGCAGGAACATACTTGTGGACTCAATGTCTTCCAGGTATGGGGTGATTCTCAGCAAACAGGCGAAACCCTGACCGAACTTGGCAGCATACCCACACACAGTAGCATCAGCATTAATTTTTTCTAACCCGCTGTATATATCGGGTAGCCGCTCCGCGCAAAAATAAAACTACATAGCCAATAATAGGTTGTTGATCAGCATAAATACATCTAAAAACAACCGACTCCATCCAGCACCTTTGTCTATCAGCAATTAGCTACCAGGCTAAATCTTAGAAAAAATTTGAGTGAGGCTAAATCTTAGAAAAAATTTGAGTCATACACCCCTACGGTAAGGTGGGGGCGGGTGGGGGGCAAGGGTCGATCTTGAGCTAGAAGTATTACAGCAATGGCTAAGCATACCTACCGCCAGCCAGCGCAAAACTGTAGTAGTACTCGCTTAACATAATGTCCGTTGTGTAAAGTCAGACCCTAGATGATGCTGCTTAGGTTAACATCTTAGCCAGTACCTGCTCGATCTCTGCTACTGTCGCTGCTGGCCCTGCCTGCTGCTGCGCTGCTTCGAATATCTCAGCGCCTACTGCTTTTCTCATTCTCTCAATTGTCATTTCATCTATACTCTGTTGACTATCTGTCAATTCCAGATTACTAACCGCTGGGTCAGTTACTTTCACCTGCTTACGTTTTCCCATGGTTTCCCCTTTTGCTGCTGTAGGTTGTTGATTTTCCTGCATGAATGGCGCTGATTCACCTGTAATCCCTATGATGTCAGCCAGTGTCAGATCTGACTTATATATGACCTGCCTTGTATGCGCTCGTTCACCTTTAAACCCGTAGTAAATCACTTTGACATACCCTGCCTTAATCAAAGCCCTTGTATGCACTGCTGCTCTGTTTAGGCTGATTTTGAAATGATCTGCTATCCGTTGCAGCCCTACCCATGTCAGCCCTGCCCTGTTACTGTAAGCGCAGAGCATCAATAAAACCCTTAACTGCATTTCAGTGATTGATCTGTCAGTGATTGCCCTGAATGGAACCACTGCGAAATGTCGCAGATCAGGGGCTTTCTCTTTTTGCCTGATCTTAGGCTTTTTGGGTAGTGTTATCGGTACTGGCTGCATGGCCCGCATTGTAAGCAGGCATAAAAAAGCCCCATTTAAGGGGCTGTAAGGGTTTATCTGCTGTAAGGGTTTATCTGCTGTCAGTGTCTATCTGCACCATGGTTAGCCAGTCGCTGGGCTGCCCTGATCTTACGCACTGCTGCGCTTACTGTAGATTGCCTGCATCCTGCCTGCTGGGCTGCATCCTGCTGGGTTATCTTATGCATGAAAAACAGCCATGCCCCTTTATATGCCCTGCTGTTTTCCCTTAACCGTGCCAGTGCCGCCAGTGCATGAAATTGATCGAATGTCATTCTCAGCCCCTTAAATAGTGCAACAACCACAGCATGGCGCATCGATACACCTGCCTGCTTTGTTCCGATAATATTCTCTGCCACCGATATTAAAAATATCAGATCTATAGGCATATCGGTTTTGCTCCATGTAACTGTCTTCGTCTTCGTCTATCCATGCACTACGGGTATCGGTATCGTAAACAATGTAGTCCCCTGCCCTGATCGGGTAGCCAGTGCGTGAATCAATACCTGCGTATTTTGCGATCATACGTTTTTGCATATCAATACCCCATAGATATAAAAATGATTAAAAACACAGCGGCCACAATGCAGGCCACTAAAACGGGTTTATCTGTCTTATCTATCATGCTGCCACCTGCTTTAATTGGATAACCTTATGCATTTTCTTGCCATGCGCTGGGTATGCGATAAGCTTTACTTTTTTATCCCAGCAGGCACGGCAACCACTGCACTGCCCTGCATTCTCATATGCCCTGCACAATGTGGCCCCTTTAGGCAAGCTTTCACTGTCAGCCACAATTACCGATCCGTGCAGCCCCTTTGTATATTGCCCGTCTATGCTGTCACTGCTGAAACGTACTGAAACGTTTTTCAGTGCTGCCATGGCTGTTAAAACCTGCCTGTATTTCGGGAATTTATGCATACGGGTCGGTAGCCAGTGCTTAACCCATGGCGTACGCTGCATGACATCTAGAATTTTTTCAGCCAGTGGCAGGGTGAACATATCGCCACTGTCGAACCACCTGAAAAACGTATCCTTTGCCAGTGCCTGCACCATATCGTCAGCCCAGTCTATGCGCTGCCAGTCGATCCGATTAAATTCACGGGGGGCTTTGACATTGGGAAAACGATAATTGCCTGTGGTGGCATAACAGCCCTTACAAGCATCTACCAAAACCCCTGGGCTTTCTATGCTGCCTGGGCAGGTATCAAGCGCTTGTAACGACCACGAACGGATACCGTCAAGCTTAGATGTGACGCTGATTTTCACTGCTGTTTTCATTCTCAATTCCCCTTAATAGGTGGTTTGTTGATCATCAGGGGCTGATCTGCTGGCCTGATGCACATAATTTAACGCACCTGCCTGTTGTATGTAATAGGTACTTTCCCTAAGTTATGCAATTATTTATTGACAGTGGCTGAAAATGTAACAGCCATGCACTGAATGCCTGCTGATCTGCTGCCCCTGCTGGCAGGTTTTCCCATGGCATACCCGTTGATTGATACCTTTGTTTTCAGCATCGAAAATTCAGGTACTACAGGCTGATTTTCTGGGTTTGCATACAGTAACCCATGCCACCTACAGCCAGCGAAAAATTGAAATTGGGGGAAAACCAAACACCACTGGTATGGGGCGCATGGAAAATTTTCATCCAGAATCGCTGGAATTTTTCTCTGGATTTGCCTTCTGCGCCAGCATGATTTTCACCAGGTCTTGCTTAATTCCTCTGAAAATATCATATGGATCAGCATCTAGCTCCTTTGCCAAACCCCATGCGTAATCTTTCCAGCCTGGCGTATTGGCTAACCTGACCAACCGAGCCAGCGTTTCATCGTGGAGTTGTTTTTTCATTCTCTTGGAACCACGCCAGCCAATAAGCAATTGAGATCAATCCACCAATGGTGATGGCAGCGCCAATAAATAAACATAGGATGGTTGCAATCATGTGTTCTCCTCGGCAAAGCCGTTCTTTTGCTTGAGTTTGGCTTCAATGGCTCTAACAAAACTTCCTGTGTTATGTGTACCCCTAACAATTTCTGAAATATCCTCATCCGTCAGCCCCACCCATGTGCGTTTGGATTTTCTCGCCATATCAATCAGTCGGCTTAACGTGTCAGCGCGAAAACTCACGCTCCATGCACCTACGTCATACTTCTTGTATCCAAGGTGGTCATCAATCTCGCATCCGTCGAGCATCTTCTCAATCACCTTAGCCTCTACATAGTTCAACAGTTCTTCGTCATTCATGTGTTCTTATTCCTGAGTTTGTCTTCTGCCCACCACACTGCTGACTGCCACGCCTGTTCAGTTACCCAAGATTCTTTCCAGCCCTGTGCAATCTCCTCATCAGTCAGCCCCATCCATGTGCGCTGTGGTGGGGTGTTGTATAGCGGGTACTGTTCCCAACCACGTTCAACTTCATCATCAGCCAATTCACGAAATGATGGTTCTTTGTAATTGCCTTGAACGTGCATCCACGCCACAGGCTCTTGCGTCTGTGCCAAGGCTTCTTTGATGGCGGTGATGGCTTTGTCTCGGTAGTGAATCTGTTGTGGGTGTTTAATGGCAGTGTGGTTTTCCAACGCATCAAGCGCCAGCTTCAGTGCTTCTTGTGTCATGCTTGTCCCCTTGCTTCATCGCCCCAGCCGCCATCACCATTGCGCCAGCCAATTTCAAAGTTTAGCCAACCAATTCCAATCCAAAACTCATCGTCTAAACCCAATGCAAGCACAGGCCATACAAAGTAATGTGGTTGGTTATGTTCAAAGTAAATCATTTGGAAGTCTCCTAGCGTCACAGGCAGGGCATCCATCTGTACATCGTTTGCATTGCCCGTCTTGCTTGTAACCTCTTGCTCTGATGGCGGCGGCGGCTTCACAAGCAAATTTGTGCCAGTCATAAGATGGTGAATCTTCAACAATCTTTGCACAGGCTTCTCTTTCCTTGGCGGCTACAAGTTTGGTAAAGGCTTCAAGTTGTTGCATCGTCACAGGCACTGTCAAACTAGTGCGATTAGTTGGGCTTGTCCATGATGAATAAATGCCAGACCAACCAGCCTGTCTCGCCATCTCAATGATTTCTTCTTGCGTCATTTCTTAAGACTCCGAATATAAATAGCCATGCTGGACAGCGTATCCTTGCCAAACGCCTTAACAAAATCATGTTCAATTCTGTATGCCGCCATTTCAAGTGCTGCGTTCCAACCCGCTTTGTAATGTTCATCCATCATTTGCTGATTTGTTTTTGGCAAAGTTCTAGGTTTATTGAAAGTGCTCATCGTATGTCTCCATCTGGCTTCCTTTTCTTTGATGGCTTGAACTTGCCAGCCTTGCGAAAGATTGTCCGCAGACTGTTGTAGTTAACACCAAATCTAGTGGCAATCTCCAGCTTGCTAAAGCCCTGCTCGTACAGACTAAATGCTCTGCGCTCGTCAATCTGAATTGGCTTGCGTCCTGATCCTGGTCTAGCTCCACCCTTCATTGCATCCCCATGGGATCTTCATCACCCATCGCATCTTTGATTCGTTTAAGTTCCCTAGCCATCATCACCATCAACTGGCTGTTGGCATGAAAAGCTTCTGCCATTTGCTCAAATTGGTGTTCAAGGTGGCTGATCCGCTGCTCCAAAGTATCTTCATTCATGGCAAAAGCTCCATCACTGTGACCTCAATCCGAGGTGATCCAAACGCCTTGATGCTGTGCAATTCGCATACCTGACTGTCATCGACCCACAAGATGCCATTGCCAGCATCCATCAAGCCCTTGATGTAGTTGTCCAGATCGGGCTTGCCAACTGGTCTAAGCACACCTGTCTCTGCTTGCTGGCGCTTGGCCTTTGACCAACTGACAGGAATCGCCTTGTAAACTCGCACAGAAAGGGCTACAGGCGTGTCCAAAGGATCTTGGCTACCCATGGCTTGTCTCGCTACTTTGGCTATCTCCTGCTCCCAATTTGCCGTCTTCTTGGGTGTATAGGTCTTTACGAATCCCCCTTGTCTGGCGAATCTCGGCCTGCCTTTCCCCACAGGCTCTCCACATACGACAAAATTCACCATGAAAGTCATTAAGATCCCCTGTAATTTGTAAAGCTCGGTCAACCAGACTGGAAGGCATCGCCTCGCCTTCACGCACAGCATCCAGTACCTTGACTGCGTCTTGCTTGGTCATTTGATAGCCCTCAATGGCTTGATAAAAGGCAGATCTGTGGGCTTTTCAGGTGGTGGTGGAGGTAAATGCAAGCTTGGTGGTATCCACCCATACTTTCGCCATGTGGCTTGAACATCAGCACCACGCTGATACTTGAAGTTTTCAGCGGTCACACGGATGCTGGGCATGGTGATCTTTGTGCCTTCAGGTGGATGCCATTTGTTACTCATTGCCAGTCCTTAAAAATGATTGAAGCCTGGTATTGGCGCTGGAATACTGCCGACCAAGGTGATCAATTATCAAGTCGTCAACGATTGCCGCCATCGATCTGCGTTGCGCCAATGCCGCATTGCGCAAAATCTCTTTGCTGCTTGGACGCACTCTCACCATCAGTGGAGTGACCTGAACTTTGGGATTGATTGTGTGTTTCATGCTTGCAAGTATATTGCAAAATGCAATCATTGAATTAGGGAAAGCACCTAGAAGCCTAGCGTTTATTGGTGTTGTATAGTGCTATCACTTTGCAATCATGCAGAGCAACAACCTACCTACTAAGGAGAGTTCAATGGAGTTCGGCACAATCTGGAAGAAGCTTGTCCGTAGAAAAGACCCCCAAACCAGCAAAGACGCAGCCAAACTGGTCAACACCACCAAGATGGAACAAGTCGTCTATGAGGTGATTGCCAGTTATCCACAGGGTTGCATTCAAGACGAGGTACTAGCTCAGTTAATGAGCTACCCATACTCTACAGTGACCGCTCGGTTCAAAGCCCTGATTGACAAGGGTTACGTTGAAGACACTGGGCTGACCCGCCCTGGTAAGTCAGGTCGAAACCAGCGGGTTCTCATAATCAAGGAATTAACCAAATGAACAACCCACCAGCATTTCCTTTAAACACCCCAAATTGGCACGAATCAGTTTCTGATAAGGGGTTTGATGGCATTGATTTCACAATGGGCATGACCCTGCGCGACTACTTTGCGGCAAAGGCATTGCCTCAGTGCTTTGAGGTATCTGCAACAACAGACATCGCTGCAAAAGAAGCGTACCGCATGGCAGACGCAATGCTGAAAGCAAGAGAAACAACCAATTAACCAAAGGAAAACAATGCCTAAATTAACCTCGGACAAAATGCTGTCCTGCTCACAACTGCCCAGCCTGTTTGGTGTCAGTCCCTATTCCAGCCCCAATGATGTGCTGATGTTCTGCCTAAAGTCCATTTTGGGCGAAGATGCCAGAACCCAAGCTGGTGAAGCGGCAGACTGGGGCAATGCCTTGGAGCCAGCCATCATTGCTGAGATGGCAAAGCGCCTTGGCATCGACCGCTATGAGATGCCAGACAAGGCATTCCAGCATTCTGACCTTGCGCTTGCCGCCAGTGCCGATGCTATTGCCTACATTGACAAGCCCATGGTCATCAACCATGACCCGAGCAAAGGCATCTATGTGGTGGATGGAGACAGCATTGAGTTGACTGGCAATGGAGTGCTGGAATCCAAGCTTACCCGTGGACACCCAGAGGATGTACTGCCTTTGTACCGTGGGCCAATCCAAGTCCAAGGCGTGATGATGTGTACTGGTCTGGACTGGGCAGCCATTGGTTGTCTGTATTCAGGCGTAGAACTGCGGATCTTCTTGTTCAAACCCCATGCTGAAACCATGGCACAGATTGAGAACCACGCCATCGACTTCCAAGGCAGGCTGACAACCTTTGAAGAGACTGGTGAAGCCCAGTACTACCCAGCAGTTGACAGCAAAGATGCCAACCGCATCTGGCCTACAGCAAGGGAAGAAGAGGTCGAGCTTGACATTGATGCCGAAGACTTGGTTGCCAACATTGTGCTTGCCAAGAACAAGATTGCCAGTATTCAAGAAGACATTGATCTCTGGGAGAAGGATCTAAAAGTAATGATGAAGGATTATTCCAGCGCCAAGGTTGGTCACTGGACACTCAAATGGCCTATGCGTCACTACAAAGCCACGCCTGAGAAGATCACACCAGCGAAAGAAGCCTACTCAGTCCGTCAATCAACGATCACTATTAAGGAATCCAAATGAAACAGATTGCATCAGCCCTTGTCAAAGCCCAAAGAGCCTTTGGCCCAGCATTGAAGACTAGTACAAACCCTCACTTCCGCAGTAGGTATGCAGATCTGTCTGCTTGTGTCGAAGCGGTGATTGATGCCCTAAATGAAAATGGCATATTTTTACTGCAAAAAAATTACGACTGCAATGATGGCATCATGTGCGAGACAGTGTTTGTCCATGAGTCTGGCGAGATGCTGGAGTGCGGCATCGTCCACTTTCCTGCTGTCAAACAAGATCCACAAGGGTATGCCAGTGCCTTGACCTATGCTCGAAGATACAGCCTAATGTCAGCCTGTGGCATTGCTCCAGAAGACGATGATGGCAACGCTGGCAGTCGCAAACTAGCGCCAGCAACCAACCCGCTGGATGCTATCAAGCCACCAGCGCCAGCCGCTACTTTGCCATACACGCTAACCATACCAGGCAAAGAACCACGCCATTATGCTGACTCAGATGCATACACAAATGGAACCATTGAACTGCGTGAAAAGGTAGAGAAATCAGCATTGACACCACGCACCAAAATGACCAAACTTAGGGAACTGCGTGAGGCAAACGAGGATCAGGTCAACAAGATCAACCCTGAGCATAAGGCAAAGCTGCTTGGGGATTACCAACTGCGCCTAAAGAGACTGGGCGCACAGCTTGAGGAGAAGGACGATGAATCCATCGGATTGGGAGAAGCTTGACAAAGAATACAGAGAGTACTGCCGCAGATGTCAGTCTGTCGGCATACCTCCTGTTGATTTCCACACTTGGCTTTTAGGCCAAGATTAAGCCATCAAGGAATCCAAGGCGTGTTGAGTACGAGCAATCCGATCATCAATGCCATGGGTTCCACCATTGATCCGCTTGGTCAATGTCGTCATATCGTTGGCATCAGCAAACTGATTCAACTTATTCTTATCCCAGAACCAGCCTGCTGACAAGGCAGCATACTGAGGACTAGATACCTGATCTGGATCTTCAACCAGGTCAACACCTAAAGCTTCACCACACGCACGGTAGTTATCTTTGCCAGTCAACTGGATCAGACCACGACCACGGTACTTGAACCCTTCACCAGAATCCTCGTCACCATTACCCATGCGGTCAGCATAGACCTTGTTGGCAATCTTCTCAGGGTTGCGATGGTAAGGTTGCGCCACATCCAATGATGGGAAACGCTTAGGCCAAACCTTTGTCAAACCCTCTGCACTATAGTTCAGGTTTTCTTTGAGCGCAGTGAACCCAGCAGATTCATGAGCGCATTGCCCCAAGAAACAAGCTTGTCTCTCAGGCGTGTTAATGTCGAAACGATCAAAAGTTTCATTGATTGCATCTATCCACTCCTCTGCCTTTGCAGGCGTTAATTTCAAAGCATGGGCAAGTTGTTCAGCGTTCATCAGTTTCCTTTCATGGTTTGGTAAATGGAGTTGTAGGCATCGATGCAGGCGTTGAGTTGTCTGATTGCTTTGTCTCCATCGTCTGTGATGGTGATAAGAGCTTTAGCAGTCTCTCGCTCAAGTTCGGCTCCTGTTTGAATGCTATAACAGGGAGCCGCAGCCGCAAAGTGCCAGAGTCAATGTCAGCATTGCGCTTTTGAATAACAGTTTTTGCATTGTTGTTTGCCTTCACCAATTGAGTTGCTTGCGTTTGAACAGCAGAAACCAGAGCTTGTTCCTTTGCCCTTGCCTGCTCGTTTAACCTGGCTATCTCTAGTTGCTGGCGCTTGCTCTCATCAGATCCACCTTTGATGTATCCAGTTGTGCCAGCGCCAATCACAGCCATCAAGATGCCAAGTAGCACCCATGGATTGAATAGACTCATTCCTTGGCTTCCATCTTTGGTTCGCTGTCAGCTTCAGCATCTGCCTTGGCAACAGCTTTTGCAACAGCTTTGACACCAGATCTACCAGCCACACCACCTAGCACACCCGTAATAAATACCATGATCGTAGAGATCTGGCTGGTATACACCTTGTCAATGGGAGCCATGCCAGCCATTGGCTGAGTGACATAAGTCACAGAATAGAGAAACGCAAACATTGCACCGAAAAGAATTGCCACCAATATGACAATCACAAAAGCCCACACACGGATCTCTATCTCTTCAGCGGTCATTCGATTTGGTTTATTCATTACAACGGTCGGCATTATTTTTTCTCCTTTTCAGATGTGGTGATCAACATTTCAGGACAAGTGCCAGTGGCACTACAGATTGGAGGTTTGCATTGATCAATTTCCCAGTTCTTTGGGTCTTGGCATGGATACCTGAATCTATCTTCGCAGCCAGTCAACAAGACCAGCAAAACAGACAACCCCCAAATGCAATAGATGTTCATTTTTCTTTCTCCCTTTCCTTTTGCTCAAGTTGTCGTCTTAACCGTTCAACCTGTTCCAACTGAGATTTCGCCTCATTCTTTGTTGCAAGTATGTCAAGATAAAGAACCCCCATGATTGGCAACAGCAAGGCAATCAGCACACACGCAGCAATCCAGCCCACTATTTCTTCCCCAATTGGTTTACGAACAGGAGCCACATCCAAAGATACAGGAGGAATATAAAAGTCGCTACTAGGTATCCTAGTTTTAGCTGGAAGCTTCTTTGCTCTTCCTTGCGTTGCCATGACTCTACCCTCTTCGCTGCTTCTTGTTTGAGTCTTGCCTGAGTTTGCTCCTCCTGAATGATCTCCCTCATGTTAAACACCTCGCTGTACAAAGCCCCCATTTCAGGTGGTGACTGGTACACCATGCATTCACGGATCTGAACCACTAACTCAGCCATCTGCTGCTGTGCCATCACACGCTTTAGTGCTGCCTCCATGTAATTCTGATCTGGGTCATAGACAGTTCTCGACTTTTCTTCTTCTTCTCTTATGTGTGCTTCAAGCTGTTCCTGAATTTTGAAAAACTCAGTAAGCTGTTTGACAATGTTGACCTTGACTTGTGTCTCGTCAACGGCAACGAACTTCTCCTTCTTTTTCGCCACAGACTTTGGCGTGGCAGAGGATTGAACTGGCTTATTCTTAGGTTTAAAGAAGTTACTAAAGTTACTCCAAAATCCAGTAACTTCCTTATATATGCCAGCAACCTCATCGACAGTCGCTTTGACCTCCATGAAAGACTCTTTGGCTTGCTTGTAAAGCTCACATCCTTCTTTAATTGCTGCCACACAAGCATTGGCAGCGAATAGTAAGGATATTGGATCCACATCACAGCTTCAACACCAGCGTCATCAGCATGCCAATGATTGCCGCGCAGCTGCCGATCAGGATCTGCTCAATGCGCTTGAGTCGAGCGTTGATGCTCTCGTAGCGAAACTCGCAGACCTGTTCGTGCGTATCCAGACGGGCTTCAACGGGTGTCATTCTGTCACCTCATCCGCTGGCTCTGGTGTGTTGCCCTCTGCCAAGAACTTTAAATATTCTTGGTAGTCGGTGTTGGCAGGGTCAAATGGGATGCAAGCACCATCGCTTGTGCGAATGACGCTGGTTTGATTGCCCATGAATGGTATTGATAGTTTGTACATTTACAGCTCCGCAGTTGCTTGAACAAAATTTGTTCCAGTTTGTTCGGTAAACAATATTGCTCCACCTCCCACAGTCATAGTCGCTGTTGGAGTAAAGTCAAAACGTCCACTTAAATTACCAGCAAAACTTGACGCTATTGCTGTAATAGCTTGATTACTTATGCCATAAACATAAACAGTTCCAGAATATGAAAGCGTTGGTGCGGCACGCATTGTGGTGGGGTACTTGATGTAAATGGATACTTGCGAACTGCCTGTAACAGAACCAGCGCCTATACCGTTGTATGTTCCAACAGTAGACTTCCAGTAGTATCGTTCGCACAAAGCCAACTCAGTCCCATAAGGTCTGTAATCAAAGCTAGTTGCTGTTGAGCCTTTTTCTAGCTGTACGCCTGTGATGTAGAAAGTAGCGCCTGATGTGTTAATCCAATCCACTTGATTTGATGTTGCCACAATATTTGACGATTGCCATGAACCAGCAGTCCCCTCTCTTGTTGAGCCTGAACCAAGGCAAACCAAAAACAAAAGTCCAGCACCATTTGTAGATAACCATGTTCCAGTAGTTATGGCTGGCACTGTGATTGTTTTTGTCTCAAATGTATTAGCCGAATTGATTGTAAATTCAACAACATAACTTCTATCAGCGGCAGAATTTCTCAAAGAAACACAATAAGTACCAGTAAGGCTTGAACGAACTTGGAAAGATACAGTAACTGATTGGGCATTGGCAGTTCCCCACCCAAAATCCGCTATGTTATAGCCTTCGATGTCTTGCTCAAAACCATAAATTTCAGTGCCGCTTGGCGCAGATGTAGTTGTTACAGTTAATAAAGCAGAAGTTGGGAAATTAGCCGCAGATGTTGAACTTTGAATAACTGAAAATCTACCTGCACCACCACCATTTCTAGTTTTCCACCTGTCTAATGTATAAGTGCCGTCAGCCGTAGGAGTAACACTCGCCCCCGCATTCCTTTGGTCAATCACCATCGCACCATTGATGATGCGGTTCCGCATGGCAAATCCACCAACAAATGCGCTAGTGTTTTGACTAGACCCATCATTAAAAGTTAAACCACTTGTACCATTTACCGTTACTGACATAGTGACTCCTTATATGCCCATTTCATTCCATATGCTGTTTTGGATTTACCAATACAACATTTGCTGATTGTTGTGCTATTACCATTATATTTTCTGGCGGCTTCTGAAACAGATGCAAATACTCTACCGTCACTTAAACAAACAACTGGTCGAGATGGTTTGCCAGCGGCTTCAGGACGCTTTCTACCAAACAAAGGACTGTCTTTACCTTTTGGTTTTGCAACACCCTTCATAGGGCTAGGTTTACCCCACATGGGATTGTCAGCACCTTTTTTTCCAACCCAAGGTCGTTTTTGACCTATACAAGTACTTGGCTTTCCAAACAAAGGATGTGCCTCACCAACTGGTGCGCCATCAAGACCATTCTCAGGTATTAAATTTGCCCATTCTGAATTTGTTCCAATTTGATGTTGTTCACAAAATTTTTGAGCGGCATCAAGGCAACGTTCTTTGTCAAAATAAACGCCAAGAGTTTCAACGGTAATGTCTTTACCATGTTTCTTCAAGTGACGTTTCCAATAAACACCGCTACCCTTGTAGTATTTGAGTTCATCTAATCTACTTGTTTTGCAGAAATAGCGAAGCCCTGTGACGTTATGCGTCATTACCAAAAGGGCTGTTGGTTGAAAATTAATCATAGCCAAAGCCAGTAGCCGCTGTATCCTGCGCTGACCCATCGTTAAAGACCAGTCCAGTTGTGCCGTTAAGTGTGACTGCCATGATTTATTCCTTTGGGTATTTAGCTTTGACTGCCAAGCAATCAGCGATGTACTTGTCAATCTGCGCTTGGTTGCCTTTGACTACACCATCAAGGTAGTCTGTGATGGAAGGGTATTCAGCTATGCGTTTGGCTTTGTATGCGTTGGCATCAATGTAGGCTTGCACAACAGCCTCGTCATAAGCGACAGGGTTGCCGTTAGCGTCAAAAGCATCATTGCCACGAACAGTAACAACATTTAAGTGCGTTGCAAAAATTGCATTTATTTTGTTCATGCCGCAATCTCCATAAGGGTAATCGTTGATGTGCAATTATCGTAATTTGCATATACATTAACACCAGCAAAACCTTTAATTTGTGTTTTGTAAGTTACTGATGAAGTTGTTGCAGGAGAATCCAAATAAGTAGAACCAGAACCACCAAACACATTAACTACTGATGAGCCTGTATATCCAGCACCCAATTCAAATTGAACTATTTGTGTTGAATTTCTTAAAATATTTAATGCCACTCGTTGACTTGAATCACCTGCGTTTTTTCCTACGCCTGTTTGTTCAACAAAAATTAAAATTTTGCTTGTTGCGCTTGTGGGTGTAATTGATGCACTTAATCCTGTATCTACATAAGATGTGGATGTTGTTGATAATTGAGTTGAGTAAGTGGCATTTACCACTTGCAACACAGTACCTGCGCTTTTTGTTGAAAGCAATGTGCCTGTGTTTGTCGGCAACGTCAGCGTGTAGTCGGTGTTTGTATTAGGTGCGGCAATTGTCAGCGTACCTGTGCCGCTGGCATTGCCTGAGACTTTTACTAAACTCATGGTGTACCTTTCAATGCCGCTACATCGGCTTGTAATTGTGTGATGAGGGCTTGTTGTTCTTGGATTGCGGCGGTCAATGTGGCAACCAAGAAGCTGGTGTCAACACCTTGATATTTAGGATTGCCATCAGAATCAACAGCATCTTTATTTCCAACTACACAATCAGGAATAATTTCTTGCAACTCATGGGCTATAAATCCCTGTCCACTTGTGCCATCTGATTTCCATTTATATGTGCATGGCTTGAGTGCTTGCACTTTACTTAACGCTCCTGACATTGGGACAACATTTTCTTTTAAACGATAGTCAGAAACAGATGTATATGAAACTGTTGTTGTTCCTGTATGTGCAATATATCCAGCCAAGTTACCAGCGGAATTTACAAAACCCTCAAAATACATTGTTCCGCTAAAAACATCAGAATTTTGAACAACAATACCAACCTTTGTTGATAATGGAGCTACAGACAAAACTTTTGAATTTTGTACAACACTTGTACCACCCACCAGCACGTTACCGCTGGAGTCGATACGCATACGTTCAGAACTGCCATTTGTTCTGAAGATTAAGCCGCCTCCAGTAAGCCTTGCATCTAGATAAGCGTTTGTTCCATCAGAAGTAAGCTGCCCTTCTGGAGCGGCTGCTGTTCCAAATGCCGATGTTCCTGCCACAAAAAACTTTGCAGATGCGGGATTTCCTGTAGTACCTACCAGCACATTACCGCTGGAGTCGATACGCATACGTTCAGTGCCACCAGTAGACACGCCAACAGTGTCAGCGGCGGGGTAAAACACACCTGTGTTGGTATCTGCACCTTGAACAGCAGGCGTTGCAGCAGAGCCATCTACTCCAGCTATCCCAGTTGTTCCATTGATTGTGATTGCCATGATTTATCCTTAGAGAACAACCCAGTTGCTACCACTGGGAATAGTTACTGTGATGCCTGAGTTGATGGTGATTGGCCCTGTACTCATAGCGTTTTTGCTTGTAGAGATGGTGTAGTTTGTTGTGACTGTTTGACCGTTCTCAATGAAAATGTCATCAGAGCCACCACCTGTTGCACCGCCACCCACTGAAGACCATGCAGTGCCGTTATACCCTTCAAACTTTGCAAGGGTGCTGTTGAACCGCAAATAACCAGCACTAGGTGCGCCATCTCTTTGACCAGTTGTACCCGCTGGCATATAGGCAGAACCAGTTGATGATGATTGCTGAACAAACCCAGCGCCAGATACATAAGCCGCCACCCAAGCAGACCCTGTATACAAGCGCATCTCTTGGGCAGTCGTATTGAAATACAAAGCGCCAGCTATTAACGCATTTCCATCATTATCTACAGTTGGGTTACTAGATTTAGCTCCAAGGTATCTGTCATCAAAGTTGTCATATGCGGCTAAGGCTGAGTCTCTTGCTGATTCTGCCGCAGTCTGAGCAGTCTGAGCAGCAGTCGCACTGTTGCTTGCATTAGTAGCTTGAGTACTGGCTGTGCTGGCTGATGATGACGCATTACTTTCTGATGTTGCTGCCGCTGATGCAGAAGCCGCTGCCGCTGCCGCACTTGCTGCTGCCGCTTGTGCATTGATTACCAAATCCCATTTGGCAACATCTGCATTGCTGGATATTGGAGTAGTACCAGAAGATGTATGAGCAGTATTACAGCGATACACATTACTGTTGCTTGAATCTTTTACTAGATCACGCACTGAATAAGCTGTACCAGTCGCCCAGTTACCACGCCAGTTACCAATATCTTCTCCAATGGTTGGGTTTCCTATGCTATCAAAAGCTAAAAACTTATTGGCACGACTTGTCTTGCTTGGCAAGATCATGTTAATGTCTGTCGGATCAGTCACAGGCGCTTTGAGTCCACGCTCTGCTTTTTCATCAGTCTGCTGGCTGAAGATAACCAAGCTGTCAAACTCATCATTCAGCGAGTTGGCAAACAAGTCGCCACCAGTAACAAAGTCTGTAGCTCTTGCAATTGCTCGGTCGCCAACCAGAGTGATGTTGTTACCTGCTGTTGCCGCAACCACAAGTGTCACTGAACCAGTGCCATTGGCATTGATCGTCACAGTGTAATCAGTTGTCAATGTCAACAATGTGCTGTCTTTGTATACAGCAATGTCAGTGTTTGCCAGAATCTCAAAGCTGAAGCTGTATGGCCCTACTCCAGCAGAGCCAGTGTATACAACACGCCTTGTTACATCAGATATCGGGTATGCCATTATTTAGCTCCTTTGCCAAATTTTTGAATTTTTTCAGCTTTGTCAGCAATGC